TGAAGAGCTTCGAGCTCCAGGAAACGAGAACGGTATCTCTCCTGCGCGTCCTAACATCGAATTTGTTCGAGAGGGCGCGGCTGATCGTGACGGTGGTATATTTGATGGGTATATTTGGCCTATCATTACCATTCTTATTGGGTGTTTCTCTTTCAGTTCAATTGATTTTGGTGTTCCTCATCACATTATATGTGTTAGTGGGGTTATCCTTACTTTTGTTTGTTATGGTTTCATCCGATGTTACCGATTAGTCCGTGACTTTAGGGTTGCAGCTTTTGACATTTTTTATCGAGTTAAAGTTGTTTGTAACGAAGTTACCTATACTTGCCGCGTTTGGCTTATTGTTCTGAGGCAAATCCCGTCTTGGTTCAGTAATGAGTTCGCGTACTTGTGTGGACTTTACCGATATTTCAAGTCTATTTTCTGCTATCCCTTTGCGCTCATTTGGGACAATCTTATTGTTCTATCCATTGGAGTGGCAGCATTAATTGGCGTTTGTTTTTACGCAAGCGGTTACTTCTACAGAAATGAATATAGAAGGAAGCAAAATACTTACATTGATCGTCTTATGCAGATATTGTTGATCTATGGAGGTTTACAGGGATCCTTCTCTGTGGTCATATCGATTATGAAATTGATTGGCGCACTAGATGCCCTGGACTTCTCCTCTGATTCCTTAACTGGTTTTATTGATGGTCTTAGTGAGGAACTCCCTTCTTCGTCTTCTGCTGAAGCTTCCGATGTGTTCGTTCGCCTTGAGCGCTACCGAAAAATTAAAGAAATGATTAAATCAGCCTCTTTTAGGCTTTTAATCGTCGCCCCTTTGGCTGTCGCGATTTTTTGGTATTATCACATTCGTAAGGATGAGAGAGATCATAATCGCGTAATAGAACAAGAAAGTGGTGTTCAGGAGGCTAAGAAAACTAAGGTCGCTCGGAAATATAAGTACGAGGAAGGATTTGATGATGATGAACCTGTTTATCGTGGTTCTTATTCTGATGATTCCTCCTGGGAACGCTTTCAATATGAAGTAAATGAAAGAGAAGAATGGGGTGATCACGTTGAAGAGTCTAAGAAAAAGAAGAAAGGAAAAAATCCTGTGAAGGATGAAGGCCAGAATGAAGTTGCTACCAGTAACCACGCGTTCAAACCAGTTACGACTGGAAAAATTTCGCATGGTGATTCTGATGGCACTTTCTTCCGAATTTCAGCTTATTCTTTTATGACAGCTCTTCACTGTGTCCCTGCGTCTCCAAAGGCGACTGTGACTTTCTCGGTCGGTGATCGTCAAGTCAGTTGTGAAGCATCTAAGCTCTCAATTCTGAGTTTGAAAGACTCAGATCTAGCTATCATTAGCTCCGATGAAAAAGACACTCGTGCCAAGATAGCCAGCTTACCGATGAAGAAAATTCCTATTTGTAAGGATAAGTTCAAGTCGGGATTGCAGGTTTGTCTCGGTGGTACGAGCGATATTAGAACAGGAACTATTGTTGAAGCTGGAGTACCTTTTGGGAAACATGATGTTAATACTGAGCCTGGTCACTCTGGCAGTCCTTTGATTAATTCTAATAATCAGGTTGTTGGAGTTCATATACAAGGTATGAAGGCGTACTCTGTAAATAAGTACGCTGCAATCCCTCGTCTCCCTGAGATGGGGGACCCAAAATGCTAGGGGGCATGCTTGAACGCGCTTGGTTTGGTTCGTATCCTTGCGCGTTTGAGCCGCTGCCCCACGACACAAGCTTTTCCTACTGCACAGTGGTAGGAAAGGCACATCGTTGGGTCCAGTATAAGAACCATTGGCGCCCGGATTATAAATTCCGGGAGCTTTCCGATCATCTACCTACGGGCTTTGCCCCAGCACCCCGAAACATTACAATTGAGATGAAGCGTCTCCACGATTACGACGCGCCTTTTGAGTTGGATTTTGATCCTCTTTTGAAGCGCGCCGCTTTGTGGGCCTCTGAACATTTCTATCCTATGTCGACCGAAGTAATGTCTTTCGAGCAAACTATCGAATACGTGAAAAAGTCAGAATGCGGGTCTCGTTCTCCAGGCTTCCCTTGGAACTCCCGGTTTAAGACTAAGGAGGAGTGTTTAAGTGATCCCGATTTTCTGGACTATCTTAAAGAATATGACAGTTCTTTAAAAGAAGGAGCTATGAAAAGTTTCTTTGCTGTCACTCTTAAAGATGAGATCTTAAAACGTCAAAAAATCCAGGAAAAAAGGACCAGACTGTTTTGTCTAGCCCCTGTTGAGCATCATTTCGCTTGTGTCAGGCGCTTCGGTAAACTCCACGATTCAATTATGGAGAGCCAGAGTACCTGGTGCACAGCTGGGATGGATATGAAGCATGGAGGTTGGGACCGTTTAATGGAACGTCTTAGCTATGTTGATCGCAGTTACTTGGGTATTGATGGTCGTGATTACGACATGTCTATGTCCATGGTTGCTTTCTCATATTTAGCTTATATCTTCACCTTATGGGGATTTGATCCCGATGAAGTTACTGAGCTTTTTGCGCAGGCGGTCTTCAGGGTTGTGGTTAATGGAAGAGGTTTGGTTATCCTTACCTGCACCGGCAACCCCTCTGGATGGTTCCTTACCCTTCTCTTGAATACGATATTTCTCTATATACTTATTGCTAGAGCCTGGATTCGAGAATTTCCCCGTTCTACACGTCGAGACTTTGAGTTGCACGTTGAAGCTGCTCTGTGTGGTGATGATTCTTTGATTTCACACCATATTGATGAGCTTTCCTCCGACGCTATACTCAACTCTTTCCGGGATTTCGGGGTTGTTATTAAACAAGCCGTTAGCTCTGATGATTTGATAAATATGGAGTTTTGTGGCGCGACATCAGTAATACGTGATGGTATCTGGTGTCGAGTGCCTCGTGTTCAGAAATTCCTTGATTCTCTCTGTTATCGTAAACATTCGGTTTTAATTCACGTTTTTGAGCGTGCTTGCTCTATTCGTATTGAATTATGGCCGGTTCAGCAGTTTGAGATTGCTGATCGTTATTGTCGCTACCTTTTTGAGAATTACAAGGAGTTACGCCCGTATTCGTCTCTCCTTCTCTCTGAATCCGTCCTTCGCCGTCTGCATACTGGCCTAGAAACAGGGTGCAGAAGCCGACTTACCTGTTAAAAACCAATTATGGCGGGGAAAAAGAAGGCGGAAAAGAAGATGATGAAGGAAATTGTAAAGGACGCAGCTAAGATGGCGTCCTCGACCAACATGGCTGTCCAGCCTAAGAAGAAGAAGAAGAATTGGATGGATAAGGTGGCCAGCGGAGCTAAGACGGTTGGCGGAATTGCTGAAACATTAGCGCCTTTGTTAGCATTGGCGCCTGCGATGCTTGCCCGTCACCCTGATTATGTTGGTCATCCGGCTCTTCAGAGCCATATTTCCTCCGCTCCGGCAGCTTTTGGCGGTGTTAGCGCGACTAAAACGCGCTTCTCATCTAAAGCTCGCGGAGGGAAGATGCTTGTGTCTTCGTGTGATATCGTCGACCAAGTAAAATGGACCCCTGAGGAAACGGAGGCCTTTGCTCCGCTTGGCACTCCTCTGTTCGTGTTCTCTCTGGACCCTTACTCCAGAGAGTTTAGCGGAACTAGAATTCAACAATT